TAAACATATCTTTCTTTATAGTATTGTCATTTTCATATACAAATAAACTTTCCCCAAACAAACCAACTCAGTCCCGCCGCTGTGTTATACAGATTGTAATATGAAAATATACAACGAGCGAACCCTCAAAAACCTTTACAAAATCGTACCAGCTGTGGTATAATAAAATCATCAAAGGCAAGGGCCCGCTTTTGAACCAACAAAAACTAATCTAAAAACAAAAGGAGAAACCAATTATGGAAACCAACGCATTGATTGCAAACGCAACAACTCATGAAAGCAAAGTAAACCTTTTTCGCGCGCTGACCAACGCAAGTCCGTTCAGTGAAGCCGTAAACAAAACTCTGTCCGTGGTGCAGATCATTGACCAGCCTGCGGTAAACGATCAGGGCGAACCGGTCAACCGTTATTTCTTCCTGTGTGAAGATGGAGCCGCCTATATGTCTATGGCTTTGGGCGTTGACAGTTGTGTTAAAGCTGTTCGCTCAATTTGGGGATTGGATTTTGCTGAACCCTTGCAGATCGTGCCTTGTCAGGTTAAGACGAAAAATGGCCACACTTATAAATTTACCGTACTGTAAATTTATTAAAACTCAAAACTTATAGCCCGGATTTACCGGGCTATAATTATTTAAAGGTGAAAGTATATGAAAAAATTTATTCATACGACACAGCGTAAAGCAGAACTTGCCGCCGCCATTCGCGGATATAATTATAAAATAAGGCGCGCCGCCGCATTAAAAGCGCATGGAAAATATGAAGGCGTTGTATTGCCTAAATTATTAAACCCTGAAAAAGAATTTACAGAAATAACAACATTGGAGGAATACAACGAATTGCTAAACCGAATTCGCGAAACAGGGAAAGCGGTTAGGCAGGAAAAATTTATAACATTAGGAAAATATAAAACTATCGAAACTCAAACAACGCGAATTATAAAAAAACAGCAGGAAAGAAGTATTCAATCTTTTATTCAAAATGAAACGCCTGCAAAAACGGAATTCAAGTCTGCGAAAGCATTAAAACAATACATGTACGAATATCAAAAGGAAACCTTGGAATCATTCAATCAACAGCGGGCGGAAATATTCCGTGAAAATGCAATGAACGCTCTGCGCGCTTTGGATTTAATGGATTTAGTCCAAGAATTTAATCATTTAACATTATTGCAAATTGATTCATTATCCCGCGCATGGCCGGAATCAGTTGAAGCCTTATGGGCGGCCTATGAATCAAACGATCCGACACAGAGCCAGGAAGCGTACGATCGAATGCGAACAGCTATAAACGGAGTAAAGGGAAAATAATATGAAAGAATTTATTTCCGATTTTGAAACACAAAAAGATCCGGAAACTGGGGTCATGTCTGTGTGGGCGTGGTCCATTGTTGAAGTTGATGATCTTTCAAATATTCAATTTGGAAATAATATTGCAAGTTGGGTTTCAGCAATTCAGGGACTTCCGAACGGATCCTTGATAGGATTTCATAACTTAAAATTTGACGGTAGTTATATTTTAAGTTATTTATTAGACGTAGCAAAATGGCAATACAATGACGATCCAAAAGCAAGAAAAGCAAAAACCGTTGAATGTTTAATCAGTTCAACAGGGGTTCATTATAATTATAGAATAAATTTCACCAAACGAAAATATGTTAAAATCTATGATACCCTAAAAATATTCAACATGAGCGTTTCGCAAATTGCTAAATCTTTCGGAATTAAAGAGCAAAAAGGGTCTATTGATTATGCAACATTTCGCGGGTATAACTATACCATGACCCCGGAAGAAGTGGAATATATCACCAATGATGTGATTATTGTAGCCAAAGCAATAAAGCAATTCAGAAATGAGGGTCACGAGCGCAACACCATAGCGTCAAACGCTATGCGTTATTATAAACAAAATAGTTACTATTCAAATTATGAATTTTTAACATATTTTCCACACCTTGACGATGATTTGTACCACCTGCTAAAACGCGCCTACAAGGGCGGCTATTGCTATGTCAATCCAAAATTCAAAGGCAAACCAGTAGGCCATGGCCGGGTATATGATGTAAATAGCTTGTATCCCTCTGTAATGAGCGACCCGCGCAACAAATATCCAGTCGGCACTCCGGTGTTCTTTGAGGGAAAATATAAAGACGATCCAATTTATCCACTATATATACAGTTTATAACAGCGCAGTTTGAATTGAAAAAAGGAAAAATACCAACAATTCAAATAAAAAATGATAAGCGTTTCAATCCTCGCGAATATATAACAACTACTGGTTGTTTAATGGTAAATCTGTATTTAACTAATGTAGATTTAGAAATGTTTTATGAGTGTTACAATATAAAAGAAATTCAATATATAGGCGGATATAAATTTATAGGTAGATCCGGAATATTTATTGATTATGTAAACCATTTCAAAGAAATGAAAATGCAGGCAACCATTGAGAAAAATGCGGGGAAAAGAAGCATTGCAAAATTGTTTCTTAATTCACTTTATGGAAAATTTGGTGCCAGCAATGATAAATTTGTTAAACGGCCATATATAAATGATAAAGGAATACTTGCATATCAAACAGTTGAAACACCGCGACCTGCCAAAACAGTGTATGTACCGGTGGCCGCTTTCGTGACCGCCTATGCCCGGCGATTCATTCAAACTCTGTTCATCAAGAATGTAGATTGTTGTTGTTATTGCGATACAGATAGTTTACATTTGATCGGCGATGATCCACCGGAGGGGGTCAAAATCAGTGACACAGAATTTAATTGCATGGCACATGAAAGCAGTTTTTCAAGAGCAAAGTTTTTAGGCGCAAAACTTTACATTGAAGAAGATGAAAAAGGCAACCTTGATGTAAAGGCGGCAGGTCTTGGACAGAATGAAATTGTAAAAAATCAAATCACATTTGAAAACTTCAATACCGAACAAGAATATTTTGGAATCCTGAAAAGCAAAACCGTGCAGGGTGGAGTAGAGTTAAGTGAGTCTACATTCAAGATACGCGAGCGCGGAACACGCTTTTAATAAACAGTGTTGATTATTTCAGCGAATTTGCCCAAATTTATTTACATATTTGGGTATTCGTGATATAATTAAGGCAAGAAATGAGGAAGAAAACAATTAAATTAAAAGGAGTAAAATTATGAACAACATTCAAAAAAGATGGGATCGTCACTATGAACGAGGGTGTGCAAACGCTTATTTTGTAGACCTTGAAGCCCCTATTATTATTTTTGATTCGCGCGCAAATGCAGTTGTAAAATACGCGGATTTGTCTATCGAAGATCAAAACATGATTGATACTGCGGTTGACGATTTTGAAGAACCTTTTAACCGGGTGATTCGTTTGGGTTCATTATATTATGAACGATTGAATTACAACCGTTTTTCTCTTTTGCGAGAAATTAAAGAATTCGGTGAAACGGTGTACCAAATAAATGATTTTGACGAGGTGTAAAAAGTGATTCGGTTTCTAATCAAACAACAATTCGCTTGGGCTGAAAAATGCTTTGATAGGGAGGGAGAAATAAAAAAGCCTTTTGATAGGTATTTTGCTTCATTCATCAATCAAGTGCTAAAGGGTAAAAAAGAAATAACACTAAGAGCGCCAAACACCTTGACCGGGGTGCGATCTCTTATTTATTTTTCAAAAGCTTTGGATTTAATAAGGTATCTAATTGAAGTCCGTGAAGAAAGCAATGTTGTTGCCTTAACATTCAAAATGAACGCCAATGCAAAATCAATGCACGCGGCAAGAAATGTAATAGCGAGGTATGGGAAATGAAATGTACGGACTGCGCATATTACAAAATATGCAAGAATTTGAATAATACCGGTATATTCGTCAAATTCCCTAATGTTGATTTTTGCCCTCTGTTTAAGTCAAATCCTGAAGAAAAAGTTAAAGAAAGTGAGAAGAAAAAAATGCAACCATCAGTGTCAACCGCGCTACAAGCAATCCTTGCAGATCGAGGATATAAGGTGATTGAATTAAAAACCTTTTCAGGTGCCACATTCGTCGGCACCAACATTCAAATAAAATTCAATGAATTTCTTTTAACAAAATGCGTATACTGCAATGATGAATTGTTTTCGACAATTCAAAACATATCGGAAGTGCGAATCTTATTTTTCAGTTAAAAATAAAAGAACCCGGGGATTTCTCCCCGGGTCTTTTTTATTTGTACCGTTTACAAGCAATATTATAATCGTATATGCAAATCCACCCGGAGGGGATCCGCGCCCATATATTTTTATTGCCTTTGTAAACCAATTCAAGAATGGTACATTTTGTGCCCCGCTTCAGATAGGCAATGTTGTTTTTCTCGTCACGATTCAAACAATGCTTTCTGCCGTCCGAAGTCAAATCCTTAATCTTTTTTCGGCCAGTGTTTGCGCCTGCACCCTTATATACTCCGCGCACATATGTCAATGTGATTGTCGATCCGATTTTTGGCTTTGGATAGTCAAAAATAGCACCGCGCATTTTAGGTCGAAGCACACCCAGTACCCCGTTGTAGGTGTGTTTCACTTTTTTGCACTTTGACCCCCTCGGCCAGTTTTGGTCGAACGATTCAAACCATTTTGTATTACCGTTTCCGGTGGCTATGGCGATATGCCCGTAAGGGCCGATTTTTGAACCCCAAACAACAATATCACCCTTTAATGGGACAAAAGTAGGATTGTTTGCGATTTTTTCAAAATTTGCAACAAGGGCTTTATGTGCGGAATAATTGATGTAATAATCAACCGCGTTTCCCCACGCTCCGGGCAGAAGCCCGAAGCATGAATTTAAGTAAACTTTTGCAAGGTCGACACATTGAGCGCCGGACACGCGGTCATAATCAATTAGCCTGCCTTTGCACGAATTGTAAAATTGATCGAATGTCATTCCGTATACCCCTTTTCCTTGGCTTCATCTTTAACAATATCACCGGCCATAGCCGCAGAAGTGAAGCTATTATTTTTCCACCAACTCCACACTGTGGAAAACACTGTTAAAAGTGTGGAAAAAAACAAATACACTTCATCGTCCGAAAAAGGTAGAGGGTTTTTGCCGATCATGGTTAAAACTGAATTTACAAGCGCAACAAAAGTCACGATTGTGCGAATGATTGTATCTTTTGAAACATTTTTCATTTTACTTTATCCTCCAAATCTTGAATGCGGTGATCTGCCACCTGCTGGCGCAGTTCTTGCAGTGCAACTCGTTGTTGCAGGTTGTTATACTGTTCTTGCTTTTTCTCAAGCTGTTTAATTCTGTACAATGTTTTTGAATTTGCAAGCCACGCGGTGAGCGAAGTGCCCACCAGCGTGACCGCAGATGACAGAATTATAGTTAACTGTTCAACTGTAATTCTAATCACCCCTCAAAAACAATACCGTCAACTACAAGCCCGTTAGCATCCGTCACGGTGAAAATCCTGTTTCCGTCAAACGCAACCTTAATTGTATTTGACCCCTCGGTAACTAACATTGTAAACGCTGACCCGCTTTTGAAACCGTAGAAATATTGGATTCTTTCAACCCCGGACGCGCTGGAATGATATCGAACACCGATTCGGCTGGAATGCTGAACCATGCCTGAAATCATTTCAGCAGACCAAGGTTGCAGCCCACCATCGGATGTGGTGTTAATCACCCCGGACGTCCTGTTTTGAGCGTCACAGATTTTACGCTGACAAATAATTGCGTTATCGGATTCAAGATTTACGCCAATGTTGTGTTTTTCATAACCGTAAAGCTGAGACCCGCGTTGCAAGCGAATACAAGGCGTTGTTGGCCATTCTTTCAGTGTGCCGGAACCGCCGCCGGATAGAATCAGGGTTGTGTTCAGCAAATTGTAAGCAGTTTTGCCGGAGGAATAAATCAATTCAACATCGTTGCAAAGTAGTTTATTTACATTCACCGCGCGGATTGTATGGGGTATGTTTGCTTCATTGGTGTTTGAATTCGCCACCTCCAAATTATCCAGAGTCACCGAATTACAGTTGTGCATTACCAAACCCATGAGCCGCGGCCTTGTAGCGGGCGGATTGCTTGAATCATATCGACCTGTGATATACACGCTACCGCCATTGGCAATGTTGAACCATCGGTACGAGTTTGCCTCGGCTTTAACATGTATCTCTAATTCTTGATGGTAAATCGGGCAGGCCAATAAGTCCATAGCCTGAAAAATTTGGATAAACGGATTGTTTTTCGTACCATCGGGCGACCGGTTCATGTGATACACTCCACCATTATCAACGCTATTATTTACATATATAATATTGTTGAATGTAGAATATCCGGCACCGTACCCCTGCGTGGTGGTCTGTTTAATAGAGGACGGTGTACCCTGCAACAGAGATCCGCGCCAAATAGAAATCATTGAGTCAGTGGGGTTTACGGCAGTAATCCCCTGCGAATTTGCGTAAACATAAAATTTATCGTTTACAGTTAAATCCTCAAATTCACCCGACCAAAACCGTTGATTGTCCAAAAACTGGGGAATTGTAAATTGCCGAATATACGCTCCGGATTTATCATATATACGAATTGTATTAGGTGAATAGGTAAGCATTACAAAGGCGGTTGCGTTTGCCTTAACAACTTGCATAATGTAATCAAACCCAGGGTCTGAAAGAGCCACCATATTTGAAGCGGTATTTGTAGCGGGGTTCCATTCATATACATTCAAACCTTGGGAAATGTACATTTGATCGTTGGTTTGATCGTAAGCAACAGAAGATACCGCGCTTTCATTATACCCGGCGGGGGCTGAATACTTTTGAATCGTTGCAAGGGTTGTAGGGTTCAACTCAAAGATCGTCTTAGAGGGGGAACCGTTCAATTCACTTGTGGCAACAAAAAGACTGTTTCTTTTTGAATTGTAAACAATGGAATTTGCGTGTCCTAAACCCTCAATATCCCGGCGCGCCACTTGTGCACCGTTGGAATAGTTGAAGATCACCACCGCCGCCGTGGTGGGGTGCAATTCAAGGGTGTGCCCCCGGGGCACAAAAGCGCAAGCATAATAATGATTGCCGCCAATGGTATAGCGTGCGCCGCCTTGGTTTACCGGGTAGCGGTTTGTTTCCTGTTCGGCATTGGCAAGATTTTCACCACGGTAGGTATAGCCCAACAGCCAGCGCTCAAAATCAATGTAAGTGGAATGCGGCTGATTTTTGAATGTTACAAAATCCTTTTTCAGCTGAGCGATTTCCTTTCGAAATTCGTCAAAATAGGGATCGCAGATCACGGCGAGAATTTCTTTCAAGGTTCCGTCATCGTACCATTTCTGCAACTGCTCCGTAACTGTCTCCTTGATATGTTTATCAAGGTTTTCAAGTAAATCAATTACATATTTTATCAACTCGTCATAACTGTTTACCTTTTCAATTACTTCATTCATCTTTTTCAAAACACCATAAAGCAGTTCCTCAAAAGATAATGAATCATCGTAGATCTGCGGCAGTATGCGGTTGCAATAGAACCGCCGAAGTACCGCGATCGGGTCAACATCGGGTTTTGGATAATTCATAAAATTTTACCTCCTTAATACCATAGTGGCATGAATAGGTCTTTATATTCATCAAGCAATTCAGAATACAACCCATTCACTTCATTTTTGTACTGCCGGAACACTTCCCCGGCAGGCATGGTTAAACCGGTGATTGTTTCGATTTGATTTGTTTTGGTGGTGGTGTCGTTGTCGGTGGTTGTTGTTCCTTTATCCGTTGCTTTATTTGAAGCCGTATCCAAGTTGGCGCGATCCGCGTACTCAATGGAGTTGAAGTCTTTTGCTTTTATCATGTTGCCGGGAAGATCACTTGCCGCACCCCGCATTGTTGAATTTGAATCGTTTTGATTTGAGAAAGAACCGGTTGACTTGCTTTTTCCTGTGGCATTTGAATCGGTTTTGCGGTTAAATTTTTGGTTTGCAACCGCCAAATCTGCGGTCATTTGTGCGAATCCGTCAAAGGCTTTTGCATAGCCGGGCATGACTTCCATACATTTAGCTTGCAATTTTACTTTCCATAAGTAGAAAGTTTCAAACGCAAACTCATCTGTTAAATAATGAAAAATAAACAGAATTTCAAAATAGCGCTTGAAGTCCTCTATTTTCTGCGGGCTTGGATAGTAGAAGTTAAAGATCTTTTCTCGCGCTGAATCAACGCGGTTATATAATCCCTCGTTTCTGTTTTCACATAAATTGTTTACAACAACTTCCAAACTGGTAGTATATCGTGCCATTAGTCACCCTCCTCCGGATCATCAAGGGTGTTTGATTCATCATCAAAGGCGGGTTTATCCTTTTCGATGATTTCACTTTGCACCCGCGGCTTTACAGAAATATCCAAGCCGAAACGGTCATTGATCTGCTTGCAAGCGCTTTTCCGTTCGTATAACATTGTTTCCAAGTTAATTGAAACAAATTGATTGTTTGCGTTTACCTCATCGGTAATAAGGCGCTCCGCTTTTTCGTTCTGCACATTATTCACACCAAGAAACGAAAGAAATTCGGCTTTGTAACTTTCAAGCAAAGTGTAAAGATCCTTAGCCACCAACGGCGCCCCGGTGTTTACGCTGTCAAAACAATCGTTGAAATCATTGTCTTTGTCAATGAATATATAACCCTCAGAGCCGTCATATTTTGAAAATAGATTCGCAAGCGCTAACTTTTGATTTGAAGTACCTTTTAGAATAACCGGTGTTTTTTGGGCATTTACATTGATATCAATAATTTGTTGCGTTTTGGCAATTTTGTCAACAAAATAGTTTATATAGAAAAGTGTTGGTGTCCACATCGGATTGTTTTTTATTAAAACAAAATCGTCTGCGTTGTATTCCTGGTTGAAGTTGATTCCGTAGCCGTTGATTTTGACCGGGTAACCGTACAGATTCAACACGGATTGATCCGCCGCGCGTAGGCCTAAAAATCCTCGGTCGCGATCATTGCAGAACGCGGCCTTGCCGTCTTGGATCAAAGCAAATTCTAAAAAATCTGCGTCCACCGTTTCCGGCAAGTTTTCCCACTCAAAGACTGTGGCGGCAATGTTCATAAAATAACATTGATAAATTTGGTTTAGTTGTGTTGCGGTTAAAATTGAATTGAATTGACCGGCAAAAGTACCGTTTGTTGCTGGGCTGTGATACAGTGCAAAAGGCTTTGTAGTTGCTGGATTGTCCATTAATATCCCTCCTTTTAATTGTTGTCAAGGGAATAATTCCCAAAATCTGAAATTGAATGCCAAATTGTGACACCAGTATTAAACATACTGCGAATTGAAGCGGCTTCCGGTGCAGGTGCATTTACTTTTATATTGCAATCAACAGTTTGTAGGTAATTCCATTTACTGCGGGTGTTTTTCCAGCTGGATATTTTACCCCACTCGTTAATTGCATAGCCGTAAAGATCCAAAAAATCATCGATTGGCCCGCATTCATTGTATAAAGGTGAACAGTCAACCAGCCGAAAAACACAGTTATCGCTTGAAATGGAAGTTGAATCACCTTGCGAACCTTTTGTTGCCACTTTTGAATTAAAAGCGCTTGCAATATCCCTTGAAGCATTAAAAATAGAACTAACTGCACCAACTCCGGAAGTGATAGCCCCGGCAACATTTCCAGTTGCAATATTTGCACCAAGACTTACTGCACCACCGGCAACAGCACCAGCCGCATTCAACACGGAACCAACGCGGTTAAGTGTTCCTTGAACGCCGCCATTTTCATTGTAGCCAATTTGCATTTCACACCCGTATGGCACATCGAAGACTGATTCGGCAGGCATTGCATAATTCGTAAATTTCAACTTGAAAACATTTGTTGCAATCGGCTTCATTTCAATCTTCATCTTAATTGAATTTCCTGAAATAAATTCAGGGCGTAACGGTTGACTAAAACCGTTATAATTGTAAACAACATAAACACGGCACAATGAAGTAAGCATTTTTTTGTTTCGTGGCGTATATCCGCAGGCAAGTGTTGACCCGCTCAACCCCGCATTTGCTGTTTGCGTACAAAGATAATTAGTTGAAATGTATTCAAAATCAACACCACCGGCTGAAACAGAGTTTAACCAACCACCGCTTTTTAAAGTTTGATAAACCCAACGCGGTAAGCACTTAAAGGTTAAAATATCTTGTCTCCGGTCAACTTCTCCGGCAAATTCATTAATTAACTTTTGTATATCCTCCGCTTGATGAATAAAACAGCTATATTGAGCAGTCATTAACGATCCATCGCCATAGCCACCATAAACCCAAGGGTTGCCCGGCCTTGAAACAGAAACCATTGTCCAAATCGGTGCCCATTCTGTTTCATCAAATAGAGAAATTTGCTTCTCATAATCGGCAGGCGCTCCCACCGGTTCAGGCTGAAGCCATCGGCCTACTGTGTCATCGCTTTTTTTCACATGAGCGCGGGCGATAAGCGATTTATAATAAGTGATATTGAATTGGTAGGTTTGCCAGTAATCGGTTGTAATGTAAATCATTGCAATGTCTTGTGCGATATATTCAACACGATCAATGAATGCATAATACCATTTTTTGTTTCCCTGACGATTTACAAAATCACGGTTTTGGTAGCGGCAATAATTGAATGCTTCAAAGCGTGCAAAATTTCCCTCAATCCTAAAGGCTTGATCCTTTTTGATATAATTGAATTTAGTTGCGCTTACACCTTTTGCCGCCAAACCATCAAAGGCGGCGACTTGCGCCGCCGCCGTTGGGAAATCAACAATGGCGTGGCACTCTTCCGGTTTACCCCATGGCACTGTAAATAGATCCAATCGTGTTGTAGGGTGTGTTACTGCCATTGCTTTACTCCTTTTATGTTTTTTTCGTCACTCTTATACTGAACACATATTTACCGATTACATTTGCCTTATTGTCATATACATATAAACAATAAGTGCAAATAAGCGGCAAATCAAGAAATCCAGCAACGCCGTGAAGATAGGTTGATTCTACTGTTACCTTGAATTGATCATTGTTTTTACCGGTGATTGATACATCCAAATCATAAAAACCACGATTGATCCACTCATTGGCGCTCACTTGCGAAAGCGCATTGTACCCCAGCGGTTCAAAAGTGCCAGTTTCTGCGTTATCGTAAGCAACATCAACAAGTTGTAACATCCCGTTAACATTTTCTGTTTTACCGTATGTTTCGCCGGAAAGAACGGGAACAGTTCTTGTGTCAGTTGCTTCTGTTTCGGGGGGTGTTTCAATGAAGTTTACCCCATAATCACCGGCGGCAGGACAATCAAATTCAAGGCTTCCGTCATGATTAAATTTTTTATATTTCAACATGACGGTTACACTGTAAAATTTACAACCACCGCAACCGGTGTTGCTACACCGTCGGCAATAATGTTGCAAAGAACCGTTGCCGTAGGCGTTGCGTCGGCAGTTGAATGACCGGTGAAAGTGATTGTCTTTGCGGTTGGATCAAAGGTGATCGTCACATAATCGGCCAAGGTTTCAGCGGTGATTTTATCTTTTGCCGCACTTTCAAGCACTTGCTCAAATTCAAGGCGCATGTTGTTCACCTTGTAGTCAACGGGGGTTGTTGCATAATTAACCGTCTGCGTATCGTCTGCCGCTTTCAGTTCCACAAAGTTTCCACCGTTTTGATTATGAAAGTCGGTAATTGTCAAATCCTGCAAGGCGTTGGCTTTCGGCACTTCAAATACCATGGCGTTTGCAAAGGGGCAAATACCGTAAATCTGCCACACATGGAGGAAATACTGCCAGGTCAGGGAAGAACCAATGAAATCTTCCTCCGCGGTTTGAATGTTATCATACACCTGGAACAAGGCTTCATCACAAATCACAAAACCAATATCGGACAAGGTTTTGCCGGTGCGCTTTCTGTTTTCCAAATCGTAATTGTCATAGTCGAAAGAATCGACTACAATAAGATTGTTTCGGAAATCAGCTTCGGCCATGTTGAACGCCATTGCAAGCACTTTAACACCCAATTTGTTAATCAAATCAGAACGAATTATAATTACAATGCGGTCAGCTTCAGACCATGTTTCCACAGGGTCGCCGACTGCGCCGGGCTGGTTGATATAGTTGTTGTAGGCAGTTGACGGAAAAGTCATGTTCATGGCAGTTTCGCGAATTGTTGCTACCATATCTTCCGCTTCGTCTTTCGTGGCGGGCATTGCCATTTTACGGCCAAGGACAACATTGTTTGCGTATGCGTCAACGATGGCCTGCTTGAACAAATTGAATTCGCGAATTTCATTGCCGGAAAAAACAGAGTTGATTTTTGCAGATACAAAGCGATTAAAACTTTCGTAGGATACAAAAGCGCCCATCAATTCTTCGCGGTTGATAGACAGCGGAAAAACATCCTGCCGGTTTCTGCTATAATAGGCCACCTTAGTGTCACCCTTGTACAGTTTCAAAATGCCGGATAGATTTTCACCATTATAACCCATGGGATTGACAGGGTTTTCATAGATCTGCTGAACATCGGTGCCCAACGGATAGGGGCGGCCTTTTTTCAGGCGGGCAAGGCGGTTGGAATAACGCTTTACTTCAACTGCGGTGAACATGATTCGATCAACCAGCACAGAAATAAATTCATTTGTGTGCGCCTTATAATTCAAGATCGGGTTGGCGAATTTGCTAATATCATCGCCCTCTGCAAGAACCGGAACATCGTTCTGCGCGGATTCGCTCATCATAGAACGAACGGCATTCAATGTTTTTTGCGCTTTTGCCGCTTCGGTCATTTTTTTAGAACTCATCGAAAAACTCCTCCTCCTTTAACTCCTCAATTACTTCATCGGGTGATTTTTCATCGTTGGCGGGCGGGTCACTCTCTGGTTTTTCAACTTCAAGCTTCTCGCCTACCTTCATCATCAGGTTACCGTTGATTTCGCGAATTCGGTTATTATCATCAACCAGTTTTGCATTGTCGGCAGTCAAGCGTTCAATCTCACTTGCATAATCAACAAAGGTGTCCGTGATTGTTGCAAGATCGGGGCCGATCTCGGTTACATCTTCCGCTTTTGCGACACGATCAACAATTTCTTTGATTTGCTCAACGGATAAACTCATTTTGTTATTACTCCTTTCATATTTTATTATATATCATTTTCTCTACTTCACTTTTGATCTGCAAATTCTCAAAAAACAATCGTCCCGCCACTGCAAAGGACTTGATCTTCTTTAATTCGGCTCCTGCGTGCGGCCTATTGTTTTCTGCTATTTTGTTTACAGTAAATGGATTTGTCTTAGGGTCGCCCGTTTTGCAGGCGTATAACGCTTGCGAACTTGAAGCAAAGAAAAAATATATTATATTGTTGTTAGTTTTAATGTTGAAAAGTTGAATTGAATCTTTCGGCTTTCGCTCAATCTGTGAATAGTCATCGTTTAGGAATGATTCATTGTTTGCATAGTCGTTATATTCGGGCAGATATTTTGTCGCTAATTTATTTTGCGGTGTTGTGGCTTTTGCGAATGCTAATTCATTTGTTGTGGATAGCATTTCTGCATATATTAAATCGTTTTTGAATAATGGATTATAGTGAAATTTTATTCCGAATGCTAAACAGTATGGATTTACCATTGACAAGGCGTTCGCCAACATGAATACTTTTCCATCTTGGCGGGTTCGGAATATTGTTTCTTGTAAATCGGTAAACACTCTTAATTCATTAGGCAGATATCGACGAAATGAAGATTTATTGTCAATGATGAATTCATCATAGACTATTGTTGTTACTGCTGAAAAATCATCGGAGCCTTTCAGTATATCGGCATTCGTCAGTGCGATGAATCGCCCTGCCTGCTCGCCGTCTATATAGGCGGTTTTTCCTTTGATTTCAAATTTGTGGTCGGGATAGTTATTTTTGTGCTTTGTAAAAAATCCGTCCGTGGCTTCTTTTATTTCTGTTTTATAACGCCGAAGCCAAACGAATTGTTTTTTGCTTTTCAAATATTGCTCGATCACATACTTTTTTAACTGGTAAGTTTTACCTATACCTCGTCCACCAATTAAGATATTAAGATATCGATTATAACTTAAACATTTTCTTAAACTGTAATACTTCATAATCGGTCGGCGGAGAAGTCGCACCCCGGATCCACCCGGTGCAGTTTGGCGGCCGACTCCTCGCCGGTGGCACCCACCTTCACTAATGCGTTTTGATTCTCCGCCGCCTTTAGAAATAAACAGAAAGGTTTATACACCTTTCATTTACAATGATAGCAGATAAAAATTGTTTTGTCAAGGATTTTCGGTAATCACTTTCTGTATATTTTCATATTACAATCTGTATAACACAGCGGCGGGACTGAGTTGGTTTGTTTGGGGAAAGTTTATTTGTATATGAAAATGACAATACTATAAAGAAAGATATGTTTA